TGGGCGCCCCAGAAACGGGGCGCCGCGCCGGCCGGGAGCACCTCGGTCATGGGCGAGGCACAGCGCGCACGGCCGAGCCTACACGGGTGACCGGCGCGCGCATGGCCGTACCCGGGGGACCGACCTGTAGAGTGGCTGCCGGGTCGCCCCGCGTCATGGCAGGACGACCCGGCTAGGTGGTCACACGCCCCCGTAGCTCAGCGAATAGAGCAGCCTATTGGTCGTAGGGCCGGTCGGAGGTTTGAATCCTCCCGGGGGCACCACCAGATTCCGAACGGTACACCTGTCCGGACCATGCCGCTGCGAGCCTTCTGCACGGCCCTGGCCCTCACGATCCTGATCGGGCCCGGTGCGACGTCCGTGCGCTCACGGCCGTGAGTCTGCCAGCCCGATCGGACGGCATCGCCTAGGCGCGGCTCGGATCGACTGGTGCAGGCTCCCGTCTGGAGCTCGTCGGCGAGCTCTAGCGGTAGAGGTGGCGCCGGCCGTGCAGTGCATGTCGGGTGCAGCGCTGGCGGATGGTGCCGGCGGTGCGGGTGGTGGTGCAGCGCTGGGCGCCGCAGCGGTCGCAGGCCTCGCCGAGGGCGGCGCTGAAGTGGTGCTGGTCGAGGCACGAGCAGGGGTCGTGGAGGTGCTTGCCGGCGACGGTGCGGCCGTGCAGCGGGCAGCGGCTGCCGACCCTCGTCATTTACCACCACCCTGGCCAAACGATGTGCAGGAACAGCACCACGATCAGCGCGCCGAACACGACGCGCACGTACCAGCGGCCCTTCTCCCAGCCGCGCACGTTCTCCGAGATGGTGCGCGCGGGGCGGCGCTTCACGAATGCGCACACCAGCTCGAAGATCACGACCGGCACGATCAGCAGCAGCCAGATCCAGTCGCTCACCGGGGACCGCCTTCGTACGGGACCGCGAACCCGCCCGCCATCATCGCCACGGCGAAGTCCGAGCCGTCCTTGAGCGTCAGCGATCCGAGTGTCCGCCCGTACTTGTCGAGCGAATGGGAGGTGAGCGTCACGGTCGATCCCAGCGGCAGCAGCTCGAGCGCCGCCGTCTTGGCGACGAGTCCTGCCGGCGTCGTCAGCTCGGGCGCGTTGATGTGGGCGATCCGGACGTGCACGCGGTAGGTGATGGTCCAGCCCAGATCGGCATCGACCGTCGCCGTGTCTCCGTCGTGGACGGCCCGGATGATCGCCGGCACGACCCAGTCTCTCGTCACGGTGCTCGCTTACATCCCGACCGGCTTCGAGCCGAAGTGGCCGGGGTTGTCGTTGACGGCTCGCCACGGCAGCCCGTCGGGCGCGTAGTGGTTGCCCGACCACGGCGACGCCTCGATCGCGTGCGTGACGCGCTGGACGCTGTCGCCCGCCTTCAGCGCGGCCCTGATCGGGGCGTACGGCGTCAGCCGGATCGTGGCGAGCGTGGCGCCGATGCCCGCGCGCAGGCTCGGGTAGTTGCGCACGTCGGCGCTGTTGAACCGGGTCGAGCGCGGCCACGGGCGGGTGGTGGCGAGCGGGTTGTAGCGGGCGGGCGTGTTCTCCGCCGCGAACCACGCCAGCAGAGCGACCATGTTCTTGTCCGTCCGCGGCACGCCGAGCTCGAGCAGCAGCTGGTGGGCGAAGGCGCCCCAGGTCGGGTGATCGTAGAAGTCGGTCGCCATCACGCCGCCAGGTGCACGAACCCGGCGACGTCGCTCATCGTGCGCGGGTTCGAGGCGTCGTAGTGGTGCACCTCGCCGCCGTTGGACATGTCGTTTGGCGACGTGTTGCCGCCGATCGTCGCGAACGTCTTGCCGGGCACGATCCACTCGTCGAACAGCTCGGTGTGGTGCGGCAGCGTCTTGCCGTAGATGACGATGTCGCCCCGCTGCGGGCTGCGGGTGACCGACAGGCCGAACCGGCCTGCGTGGGCGTCCGCCCACAGGTACGGGCAGTACGCCCACCGCTTCATCCGCGCGGTCATCTTCGATCCGGCGGAGGCGTAGTTGTACGACACGAAGATCGCGCACCAGGCGACGCCGTTCCAGCCGTACCAGACGCCGAACTTCTGCCGGTTCGATCCGGCCGGCGACTCCTTCGTGCCGACGAACCGTTTCGCCGACTCGAACGCCCGCAGCCGGAGCGGATGGGCGGCCTGGTAGGCGTCGATGCGCGCCTTGCGCTTCGCGGTCATCGCCACCGTCAGCGGTCGCTTGCCGGAGAGGTAGGCGACCAGCGGTGTGCCGGCCTTGTGGCTGGGGGTGGCGTAGCCGAGCCAGTACTGGGCGCGGTAGGCGCCCTGCGCGGTGAACGTCGAGAACACCCCGTCGACCTTCCCGTCAGGCATGTAGTCCTTGTGGAAGGCGTTCGTCTTGAGCGCCCTCTGGAGGGCCCTCACATCGTCGCCGTGCATGTGCGGCGAGGTGAGGCCGAGCACGCGGTTTGCCATCACGGGGCTCCTGGGTCGGCCGGCATCGGTTCGTCGGGGATCGCCGCGTCCGGCGCCGGCACGGGAGCCGCCGGCGCCATCTGCGGGAGGTCCTGCTGGGATTCGGGCACCAGCCAGCCGAGCGCGGCTCCGGTCACGGTCGAGATCGCAGCGCCCACTTCGGGCGGCACGTCGAGCCCTGCCGGGCCGGACAGGATCCAGACCAGGATGATGCCGAGCGCGCCTCCCAGCGCGCCGGCTTGCACCTTGCGGCGGACGGGCACAGTGGGTGCCTCCTTCAAATTGGGTTGCGAGTCGAGGACGATGAAAGCCGCCTGGAGGGGCGGCTTTCGCGGCGTGCGTGGGGGTGCGGCGGCGGGTCTAGCGGCGGACGAGCCACACGACCATGCACAGGATCGCCAGCACCACGGCGATCGTGATCAGCGTGCCCGTGGAGATGGTGGTCAGCAGCGGCATCGAGGTCTCCCTTCGGTGGCGGTTAGGCGGGGACGCAGGTGAACGTCACCTGGTCGGCGGTGGTGCAGGTCAGGGTGCCGGCGGCTGGGCCCTGCGGGCCTTGCGGGCCGGGGTCGCCTTGCGGGCCTTGCGGCCCGGCCGGTCCAGGGGGCCCAGCAGGCCCAGCAGGCCCTGTGTCGCCCGTCGCGCCGCCACCGCCGGTGGCTCCTGTGGCGCCTTGATCGCCCTGAGCGCCCGTCTGACCGGCCGCGCCGACACTGCCAGCGGCACCGACCGCACCGGCGGGGCCGGGACGGCCGCTCAGTCCCGGCAGGCCGTTCACGCCGGCGGTGCCGACCGGGCCGGGCGTGCCCGCCCCACCCGGCGCGCCCGGCCTGCCCGGCGCGCCCGGCTGGGCGCCGAGGCAGCGCGCTACCTGACGCCGCGTTTTCAGGGTCAGGCAGCGGATGGTGGCGGCGTTCTTCTGCTGCGAGGCGATCGACACGATCCGGGCAGCGTTCGCACGCGTCTCCGCCTGCGCCGCGTCGATCTTCGCCTGGTTCGCCGCCAGCTGCGACCGGGTCGCCTTCACCTGCGCCTCGATCGCCAGGTCGCGATTGCGGCTGGTGACGTCGTGGGTGGCGCGGATCGTGAGCAGCATCGACAGGCCCGCGACGATCGCGATCACCGCCAGCGCGAGCGTCATCAGCACCAGCGCCCGGTGGGTGCGCTGCGCCTGCAGCTGCTGGCCCATCTTGGCCTGGTGGACGGCGTCGGACACGTCGCCGGTGGCAGCCACCACGAGATCAGTCGACCGTTCCGGCTCCATGCCCGGTGAACCCCCTCTCGATCACGGATTGCAGGTGGGCGACGTCGCTGCGCAGCGCCGCCACCTCGGTGGTCAGCCGGTCCTCGCGCTCCTGCGAGCGTTTCAGCTCCGCGACGGCGGACGCGAGCGCGATCTGGGTGTCGCCGAGCGCGGCCCGCAGCTGCGCGTTCAGCGCCTCCATCGTGTCGACGACGGCGGCGGCCTGCGCGACCATCTTGGAGGCCAGGTCGGGCTTGCGGTTCCAGAACGCCAGGAACCCGCCGGCGCCGCCACCGGCCACCAAGAGCGCGGCGAGCACGGTGCCGACCCAGATCGGCATCAGCGGCCGTCGGTTCTCCCGTTCGCCGCCGTGGCGGTGCCCAGGAGGTAGCCGGTGCCGAGGCCGAGCACGCCGGCGAACATCGTTCCGAATCCGCTGATCATCTTCGACGCGAGCGACGGGTCGCCGTACAGCACGACGCCGGTCATCGCGCAGCCGTACAGGACGAGGATCGTGAACACGCCGGCCGCGAACCGGCCGAAGAGCGAGTCGCGCGTCACGAGCCCCCGGTGAACACGGCCAGGCGCGCCAGGAGCGCGTCCACGAAGTCCTTCCTCGTATCGATCGCCACCGTCGCGGTGTCGGATGCTTCGTCGTAGGCGACGTTGGCGATGTTCCCGACGCGGCCGATGCCGCCGAGGTCGAAGTCGGTCTCGTTGATCAGGACGGCGGCGCCGAGGTAGCGTGCGACGAGGGGGGCGGGGATCGGCACGTCGCCCTGCACGGTGCGGAGCGCGGCTCCTTGCACGGTGAGCGTGCCGCGCAGCGGGGTGAAGCGGTGGGCTTGCAGGAACACGTCGCCGATCTGATCCGCCGCCGCCGCCGTGAGACGCGAGCTGGTGGTGAGGACGCGGGTACGCTGGAAGCCCTGCCGGTCGACGATGGTGGGCCGCGATTCCATGATCCGGATCGAGTCGAGGTACAGGATGTTGGTGCTGACGTTCAGGCCGGCCACGTTGCTGACGAAGAACCGGATCGTCGAAACGGCTGCTTTGAACGTCAGGGTTTTCGTGATGAACGCAACGCCGATGCTGTTCGTAAACACGTCTTGTGCATAGGTGGCCACCGACGCTGCGTCGGTGATGGTCGCCTGTGCCGATCCCGTCGTCCACGTCGCGGCGGCACGGATCCGGTACGTGAACTGGTACGTCTTGCCGACGGTCAGCCCGGGGATGCTGACGATGTCGGATCGCATGATGCCGCTGACGTCGGTTCCCCACCGGCCACTCGCCGGCGCCGTGTCGAACACGCCGGTGTCGCGGACGAGTGTCCCTGTCGAGGTGAGCCATCCGCTGGTGTCGGTGTCGAAGCTCGCGGCGTTCGCGCTCGGCTGCACCGTCGAGGGTGTGTCGAACGCGACGTCCGGGTCGGCGATCGCTGCCGGCAGGGTGGCGGTCATCCGTTCCTCGAGTGCGTTATTGCCGGCGGCGTCGGTGGAGTCGACGATGACGCGGTTGTAGATGTCGCCGCCGTCGTTGCGGGACGCGTCTTCGTAGACGATGCCGGCGCCGACATTCGCGACCAGCGTGGGGGATGTCGGGATCGGCTGGAACACGAGGCTCGGCGGGCCGCCGGCGGCATCGTCTTCCAGGAACCACTGGTACAGGTGGTAGGCGTTGGCGGCGTCGATGTAGTCGGCGGGTGCGGTGGCGGGGCCGACGAAGTGCGGGATCCCGAAGCTCGTAGTTGAGATCCCCGCCGTGGACTGGCTGATTTTGGGGGCGTATGGCAGCACCGCGGCGATGATCTGCGACGCTTTTAGGACACTGACGGAGCCGGCCCGGTAGGCGGTGTCGTCGGCGAACAGGATGATGTTCGAGATCGACACCCACGCGGTGTCGCCCGCCGGGATCGCAGCGACCGACCGCGCGTAGATATGGACGAAGCGGTGCGCGGTCGGGAACACGTTCACGACGGTGGTGGCAACGGTCGCGATCGGTGTCGGGTCGAGGTTCGCGACGTCCGCCAGCGCGCCGGCCACGGAACCATCAGTGCCGGCGATCCGCAGGTCGAGGTTCGCGACGCCGCCGCCGACATACGTCACGATGGCGCTCTTGATGGTGGAGTAGGGGCCGGCGTCGATCACGACGCCGCCGAGCACGTCCGCGCCTGCGACGGTGGCGACGGCGATCCGGATGTTGCCAGACCCGACATCAACCTCGTACCCGACTGGTCGCCACGACGCGAGGCTGACCCCTTTCGTGCGCGCGTCAGCCCACGCGGTGAGGTCGTTGTGGACGAAGACCTTCTGCAGCACATCATCCTTGAGGTGCATCGGCCACCCCTCGCACTGGACGGTGATCAGGTTCTCCATCCCGCGGATCGTCGGCGTCTCCTGAATCCGCCCGGTCCACGCCACCGAGCCACTCTTCATGATCACGACGGGCGTGAACGGCTGCAGGTCCGGCCATTCCTGCTCGGCACGGCGCCGCAGCGTGAACTGGGCCCGGAGCGCGCCATGATCGGCGAGCGAGTGCTCCCACGAGGCGCCTTCCACCCACACGCCGCGCGCCAGGTCGGAGCCGAGCTGCGTGATGGTGCCGCCCGGCGGGGTGACGATGACGACCAGATCCTTCGCCATGCTGCTAGCGGAGCGTCAGGAACCTTGGCTGGACGTTGAAGGTGGCCGTGATCGTCGCATCCGTTGCGATGCTCAGCGCCTCGGCGCCGTCCGCAGCGCCCGCGGGATTGTTCGGCACCAGGTTCGACAGCTTCACCATCACGTCCGCGTTCGCGGCCGGGAACGTGACGGCGGTGGGGCAGATGATGCCGCCCTGCGGGTTCGAGTTGCCGAACAGCATCGTCTCCCTGGCGATCCCCGCCTCGCTCACGAGGTCGGATGTCCATCGTCGCGTCTGCTGGAGGCTGATGGTCGGCAGGAAGTCGGGGTAGTTCGCGTCATTGGCGCGGCCGGTCGGCGTCGTCGCGCGCTGCCCGGCCGGCACCAGCATCAGATAGTCGAAGCTGATCGCCGTGCCGATCGACGTGATGTCGTACTGCATCCAGACCTGCACACGACGGCGCTGCGTCGAGTCGGCGTACCGGATCGGGACGACGCCGACCCTCACGAACCGCCACGTCGCACCGGTCGGCGCGACGACGCTCAGCCCACCCGAGCCATTCTCGAGGTCGTACCGGGACGCCGACACGGCGTCCTCGCCGACGGTCAGGGTGGTGAAGCGGGGAGCGGGAGCGTTCGCGCTGCACGAGTAGCGCAGCCACACCTCGACGAGCAGCTCGTCGTTCGTGAAGTCGGGCGGGATACACGCCGAAGGGTCGACGAGCACGGACACGATGGCGGTGGTGATGGTGGTGCTCGACACGCCCGCGAAGCCGCTGCGCATCGACGCGTCCGCGGTCATGCGCGTGACGCCGCCGACGCCGACCGGGTTCGCGAGGCCGATCACGTCCAGCATCGTGCCGTGCACACCGTCGCTGTTCGCGTCGAACCAGTAGCCCGGCAGCGCGTACGCGGCGGTGCCGGTGGCGTGCGCGACAGCGGTGGTGCCGTCCCAGCCGCGGTCGATGGTCAGGATCAGCCCGGTCGCGTCGGCGGCGGTGGCGCGGACGAGCTCCTGGTTGGCGGTGCCCGGCTCGAGCAGGTAGATGCACGGGAACGCGGGATTGCCTTCCGGCGGCACCGCCGTCAGCGGCATCGCCGTGGCGACGTTGGTGATGCCGCCGTTCTGGGTTTGCGGGGTCGCCTCGAACACGCCCATCCCATCGGCACGCACCGTCTCCGCGGTCGCTGCGACGTGGCGTGGGCAGAGGTAGGCGATGTCGCGATCAGCGGTCGGCGTCCACACGCACGAGCGGAACGAGAACGCGGCTGTCAACGCCGATGCGGCAGTGGTGCCGAGGTCGCCGTTCGCGCCCAGCAGCAAGTCTGCGGAGCCGACGCCGGCGGCGGATTGGAGCCAGCCGATCGCGACGTACGTTTGGCCGTTGTTGAACCGGCGCGGCAGCGGGAAGTTGAGGCCCTGGTTCGCGACGGCGGTGGTGAGGAACTCGACGCACGCGGAGCCGTACTTGCCGAGCGTCGCGTTGCGGGTCGGGCCGGAGCCGGCGGCGGCGGCGATCACGCCGGTGACGGCGGTGTTGAACCAGCCCGTGGTGGTGCCGCTGGCGGTCTGCTCGAGGTTGCCGTTCCAGACGAGGTTCACCTTCCGCTGGCGCTCAGCCCAGAACACGCCGCCGAACGAGGCCTGCGTTGCGAGCGCTGCCGGTACCGTCACCTCGCTCGTGACGAGTGCGGGGAGGTCGCCGGGGATACCGGTCAGGTGCAGCACGTCGGGCGATGTGAGCCGGTGCGTGTTCGGCCGCACGTCGAAGTCGTCGAACCGCTCGCCCGTCGCGACGACGTTCACACGGACGCCGCATGCGCCGCTCACGAACGCCTGCTGATCCGCCGCGGTCAGCGGCAACGTTGCCGACGCGGCGGCGACGTCGAGCGGCTTCGGTTCGGCGGTGAACACCTCCGCCGTCGCCCGCGCACCCTCGAGCCGCAGCCGGAGCCAGTAGCTGGTGGTGACGGCAGGCGTGAACGCGGCCGACGCGAGCGTCGCGATAGTGCCGGCCTTGACCGTCGCAACCGACACCAGGTTCGTCGCCGACCCCTGGATCCTGGCAAGCAGCGCCGTGTCCGCCGAGCCCTGGCAGCGCGCCATCACCGCCCAGTCAGCCGACGCGACGGTCGAGCCGGTGGTGATCTTGATCGTGATCTGGACGTTCGTATACGCGTAGTTGTAGGCGGTGTGCCGGAACCGCTTCGCGCCCACCGAGCCGTACCCGAGGCTGCCGGCAGAGATGGCGAACGCGCCAGCGTCCTGGGTGTAGTTCGCGGTCGTGTCGATGGTGAAGTCGTCGCGGAACCCCATCGGATCGCCGACCGCGGCGGGGTCGCAGATGAGGCTGAGCGTGCCGTCCGATCGGTAGTGGATCTCGTACCGGTTCGACACGATGTCGGTGCCCGTCAGCGTCGCGCCGCGCACCGTTAGGTAGATGGGGATCGTCGCCGGCGTCGCCTGGTAGGTGAGCTTGCCGCCGCTGCGCTTGATCGCCTCGACCTCTTTTCCGAGCGTGTTGATCAGCGTGTTGGCGGCGGCCCACGACGCGCCGATGAACCGGATCGGGATCGCGACCGAGCGTGGCGGCAGCGAGTAGTCGGTGGCGGTCGCGACGCCGTCTTTGCGGGTGGAGTAGACGATGTCGGCTGCGTAGTTGCCCCACCCGATCGCGTCCAGCAGCGAGTAGCCGGTGATGGTGGTGCCGTTCAGGATCGTGACGCCGCCCGGCTGGCCGCCCCTGATTGCTTGCAGGACGAGTCGCGCCATCAGCGTCCGAACGCGGCGCCGACTCTCGGCGTGTAGACGCGGCCGCGGTTCACGAGGGCGTTGCCGGTGTTGCCGGCCGCGGCGAGCTGGGTGGTGTTCGCAGGCGTGTTCTTGATCACGACGTTCGCGACATGCAGGGTCCCGACGCTCCCTGCCGCGCCGAGCGCGTTCGCGCCGCCCGAGCCGATGTCGCCGGAGCCGCCGAACACGTACCCGACGGCGCGGCCGAGACCGGCTGCGAAGCCGGCGTCCGTCGCGCGCTGCACCGTGAACGGATCAGGACCGGCGGCGCCGCCGCCGCCAGCAGCGTCCGCCGCTGCTGGGTGGGCGACGTCGTACTGCGCGTCGCCGAGGTCGGTCTGCCGATCGAGCCGCGTCTGTGCGAGGTCGTGCAGCTTCCGGTCGATGTCATGCGTCGACACCTTGTGCTTGTGGAACACGCGCTTCAGGGCGCGCAGCCGCGTGATCTCCCGGTCGATGATGCTCAGGGCGCCCCTGTCGCGCACCGCCAGCCGCGCCGGCGAGTACGTGCCGCCGCCACGGCTGGCGATCTGCTGTTCCCGCGCTGTCGCGGCGTCGTAGTCCTGCAGAAGCGTGTCCCAGTGATCCTCGGTGCGCTGCTCGAGCCCGGACGCGTAGTCGACCACGCGGCTGTGGAAGTCCGCCGCCTTCTCCTTGTGCTTGCGGTGCGGCCACCCACCACCCGCGTGCCCGGCGCCGGCGCGGATCGTCGGCGCTCCGGTGGCGGCCAAGGCGCCGTCGATCGTCATCCCCGCGTCGACCAGCATCTGCTGCCGCGGGTTCAGGATCACCTCGCCACGGCTGACCATGATCGGCACGTCATCGGCCGCGTCGAACCGGCCGGCGACGCGGATGCCGCGGCCGGCGACGCGCGCGCCGGATGCCGGGACGCCGGTGGTGTGCTGGTGGATCACCTGGTTGGTGACGATCGTCGTCGACACCACGCGGCCTTGCAGATTGTCGAACGCGTGGCCGAGGTTGATCGCCATGCCGAATACGGCGTTCAGGCCGGGCGCGGTGACGGGCGTCTTGACCGGCCCGCCGTTGCGAATGTCGTCGAGCAGCTGCTGGTACAGGTCGGTGGCCTTGTTGGCTTCCGCCAGGCCGGGCGCTGCGAACACGGTCGAGAGGTTCTTCGGGATCTTGTGCGTCTTCTCGATCAGGTCGGCGGCGCGGCGGGCACCCTCCGCGACGGCCGGGTTCAGGTCATTCTGCGACGCCGCCCAGGTCCTGAGTCCCGCCGCGACGTCGTCCGCGGCCTTCTTCGTGTTGGTCGACATCACCTTCGCGCCGCTCGCGGCGTACGTCATGTGCCGGTTGTGCGCCATCGCGGTGGCGGTGAGCGATTTCAGCTTGTCGTTGAACGTGGCGGTGCTCGCCGTCACCGCTGCATGCGCCTTCCGGACGCCATCCGCAGCCTTCTGGACGCCGACCTGGGCGTGCGCGGCGGCGATCGCTGCGTCCTTCTCCTTCTGGATCGCCTCGTTCTCCTTGGCGGTGCTCTTTGCGAGTTCCTCCGTCGTCGCTTTATGGCCGTGCTTCTCCTTCCTCAGGTCCCTCAGCGCCGCTTTCTCCTTCTCCTGGGCGTCCTTCACCCGCAGCCCGGCTTTCGCGAGCCGGTCCTCGGCGTTCGCGGCCTCGTTCGATCCGGACCCGTGATCCTTGATCGCTTTCGCGACCGCTCGCGTCGCGGTGTTCTGGGTGATCTGCGCCGCCGCCACGGCGCGGATCGCGCTGTGGTACCGCAGCTCCGCCTTCGACACCTTGTCGGTGTCGACCACACGACCCTTCAACGCTGCCGCGTGCTCGGCGGATGCCGCCGCCGCGTCCGCCTGCGCCTTCGAGAAGGCGTCCAGCGAATCCGCCAGCGCCTTGTCCGCGTCCACCACGCCAAGCTGCGCATCGGTGAACGCGAGCTGCTTGGCATTCAGATCGTCGAGCGCAGCGGCGACATCGCTGACCCGTTTCGAGAGCGGGATCAGGCTCTCGCGAATCCTCCCGATCGCGAACACCGCCAGGTCACTCAACGCCGGCAACGCGCCGAGCCCGAGTCCGACACCGATCGACGAGAGGCCGCCGAGCAGGCCGGATGCGCTCTTGCCGATCTTGTCGAGGCCCTTTGCGGACACCTTCCCGGTCTCGACCATCCGCAGGATCCCGCTCAGCGCCTTCGTGCTGCCCTTCGCCGCGTCCGCGTTCGAGCGGGACGCTGCCCGGTTGACGGTGTCCAGGTGCTTGATCGTGTCGCGCGTGCCGCGCGCGACGTCGGAGGTGTCCATCGTGACCGGGATCCGCACCCCGCCGCCGCTAGCCACTCAGCACCTCCTCCAGCGTCGCACTCCGCGGCTCCGCCCGGTCACGCAGCCGAGGTTCCCCGCCCGCCATCGGCGCCTTGTGCCGCAGCGCCGCTGCCGCGCGGACGTCGAGCGCCAGCGCTGCGACGCTTCCCTGCTCGAGCCCCACCAGTCGTGACGGTGGCGTCCGCCACATCGTCGCCGCCTCCAGCACCCGGCTCATCAGCTCCGACGTCAGGAAACGAGGCTGCACTGGCCGGCCCTCCGAACGCGGCCGCGACCGTCTCGTCCATCTCCGCGTCGGCGAGCACACTGATCGGGAACCGGCGCGCTGCAGCGTCGACCTGGTCGTCGGGGACGATCTGCGGGTCGACGAACATCCCCATCACGACCGCGTCCCACAACCGCACCGCCAGCGCTTCATCCTCCAGCGCGTTGTCCAGTGCCAGCGCCAGCGCCGCGGCGAGCTCGTCATCCCAGACGCCGCGGCGGACGAGGTCGCGCATCGGCAGGTCACGCCTGAGCGTCGCGGTGCGGCCGGTCGAGAACGTGTGCTCCCTCGTGCGGGGCGCCGCCCACACGTCCGGATCAGACATAGGCGGCCGTGGCGTTGATCACGGAGATGGAGCAGCTCTGCGCGGCGTCGCGGGTGAACTGGAAGTTCCAGCTGGCCGGCGTCCGCTTCGTGTTCGTGAGCGCCGCCGGACCGCCGCTGACGAGCTGCGCGCTGGTGTTCGGTGCCTGCACGTACACCTTGTACGGGTAGGCGGTGGCGATGATCGCGGTGTGGATCCACTTCAGGAGCGCGGTGAAGCGGGTGTCGGCGATCATCGCGTTCCAGTCGTCGACGTCGATCCGCCGGGCGGTGAAATCGCCGTTGATGGTGACGACGCCGTCGCCGTGCTCGACCAGGTTCGGCCACTTCGACCCGCCCCCGAACGTGCGCTGGTGGTCGACGTTCTTGTCGATGTCGACGCCGATCGTGTCGCACAGCCCGGAGCCGGTCAGCCACGTGAGGCCGGCATGCGAGTACATGAACGGCGCGATCGCGAGCGACTCGTACGCCGGGGTCAGCACCGGGTCGGCGATCTGCGTGATGTAGTTCGCCTTGCCCGACACGTCGATCTGGCCGCCGCCACTGTTCGGCATCTTGATCGAGAGCTTCTCGACGGTCGCGCCGCGCACCTCGTAGAACATCGCATCGTCCGGGTCGCCGACCCGGAACGCGCACGTCTGCGGGGTGGTGCCGACCGCGTACGGGGCGTCCCACACGTGCCGGAACGCGCCGGCCGGGATCACAACCGCGTCGGCGTCGGTGATGACGCCGTTGCCGGCGGTGGTGACGGGCGCGCCCAGGTGCGCCTTCAGGAGGAACGCGAGCGAGTCGGGGTACATCCGCAGGCTCATCTTCCAGTCCGGCTCGAAGAACTCCTGGAAGGTGCGCAGCGGCTCGTTCACGCCCCGCATCTCGTCGTTGCGGTTGAGCGGGCTGGGGTTCTGGTTGTGCTCGAAGCTGGCGGCCGGGAAGTAGATCGTCTTGGCGCCGAACGCGGATGCGATGGCCAGTTCGGTGCCGGGCGCGGTGCCGGCTTCGAATCGCGCCTCGACGTAGCTGCGGGCCATCGCCTACTCCTTCTTCTCGGGGGTCGTGACCGGCTCGATCGCGAGCTCGGCGCGGGCTTGCGCGACGTCGCCGGGCGTCGTCATGCGCTTGTGGTCGATCGCGTCCAGCACGCCCACCCGGCTGTGGCCGATCGCCTCCGCGTAGACGGCGCGGGCGGCGTCCGGATCGGCGACGTCGACCAGTTCCAGGTGCGTGCCGGGCGCCTCATGCGCGGCCTTCGCGCGTTCCACGCTGATGCCGGCGTCGTCGAGCAGCGTCGGATGCTCGGGGTGAAACAGCGCGTCGAAGCCGTCCACGGTGTGCCACGTGTTCGGCGCGCCGGGCAGGTTCAGCACCAGTCCCTTCGCGGCCGTGGCGGCGCCTGCCCCCTTGCTGGGCTTGGTGGTCGACATCAGGATCTCCTTCGTCGGTTAGAGCAGTTGGATCACGGCAAGCGTCAGCTCGTAGCCGCGGGTCGGCTTCGAGTCGCCGAACGGCGCCGGGTCGGACTCGCGCGCTTCCGTGACGCGGCAGTACAGGTTCACGCCCGGATCGCCGAGCGTCTCGTTGGCGTCGAACTTCGCGACGATCAGCGCCAGCATCTGCAGCGCCTGATCGGCGGCGGTCGGGATGTCGTCGGCGGCGACGTACACCCGCAGCGGCCAGAACGTGCGCCACGTGACGGTGCCGAGCTCCGACTCGGCCTCGTCCGGCCTGACCCGCTCGATCCGCGGCAGCTTCACCTCGACCGCCGGCAACGTGTCCAGCGTCGCGCCACCATTCGGATACACCTTCAGCCCCGCGATCTGGCCGAGGAATGTCGCGAGCGTGTCGCGCAGCGTGGTCAGGCTGGTCAGCGTGCCGGGCATCTAGGCGATCTCGAAGTAGGGCCGGTAGGCGTCCAGCACGGCCTTCTTGATCGGCTCCTCCATCGCCGGCGCGGCATGCTGCGCGGCGCGCTGCAGCGCGTGCGACGCGCGGTAGGTGCGCTTGCCGCGCACCGCGGCGCGCGGCCCGGCCGGCGTCGACAGGGCGCGCGCATTGGTGGGCAGGATCTCGTCGGAGCGGGTGCCGCCGAACTCGTCGATCGCAGCGCCCGGGTGGCGCTGCTCGACGTAGGCGCCATTCTGGGTCGCACCGGCGTGGGTGGTGCCCGGCAGCTTGCCGTGCACCTCGCGCTGCACGATCGGCAGCGCCACCTGCTTGGCGGCTATGCGGACGCCCTTCACGGCTTCCCGCTGGGCGGCGCTGGCGGCGGCCTGGAGGGCGGCGGTGGTATGACTGGTGTCGATCTTCATCGTCACGCTCGGCATCAGCGCACCACCCGCCCGGTCCACACCACGCGGCCGTCACGGACGATCACGACCGGCGCCGAGGGCGCGACGAGCGGCCACTCGACCGGTGGTCGGCGGAGCTCGAGCGTCGCCACTAGGCCAGCACCGTCCGCGTGTACGGCGCCAGCAGCCGCATTGCGGCGCCGGGGAGCGCGAGCGGCCGCGAGGAGCCGCTGTCGAGGTCGAGGTCGGGGTTGCCGGATCCGCGCGCCGCCACCTCGCGCCGATACCACAGCGCGGCGGTGATCGTGCACGCGTGCTGCACGTCGTTCGGCGTCACCGTCGGGCCCCAGTCGCCGACGATCCGGATCGGCGTCGACCCGAACTGATGCGACGCGACCGATCCGCGGTTCACGCTCACCCCGAGCCGCAGCTGCAGATAGGTGCCGATCCGCGTCTTGTCGACCGGCTCCAGCCGGTACTGGGCCGCAGTCAGCACCGTCGCGACGCCGTCCGGGTCGTACGTGACGGTGGTCGCGGTGCGCAGGTCATACCGGCGCAGGTCGACCAGCCGCACGTGGAGGTCGGCGGCGACGGTGACGGTGCGGGTGACGCCCGGCTTGTCGACGAGGTCGCGGTTGGTGTACGACTCGATCGCCGTCGACGCGTCCGAGATGAACTGCGCCAGCAGCGTGTCGTCGGTGAGTTCGGTGCCGGCGGCCTTCTTCAGGTAGTTGCGCACCAGCACCAGCGTCGTCAGGTCGCCGGCCGCCATCAGGCCTTCCCCGCCGCCGGCGGCGGCTGATCCAGTCCCTCGACCGGCGCCGCCGCCTCCTCGGCCTGCGCGAGCGCCGCGGTCTCGGCCTCGGCCTTGACCTGCGCCGCCGTGTCGGCCTCGGCGGTGCGGCGCTCCGCCTCGGCCGCCTCGTGCTCGATCGCGAATTGCGGCACCAGTTCGGCAGCCGCGACCAGCGCATCCTCGGGCGTCGTGTGCACCGCCGGCTGCCCATCGACGAGGTTCTGCCGCAGCCACTCGTACCGCTGGCCGGCGTCGTTCACCGCCACGCCACGCACCACCACGATCCAGCCGGCCTCGTCACGCTCGAGCACGCAGCGCACCTCGCCGGCATCGTCGACGCCTTCCAGCTTGCCCCGCCAGGCGAGCGGTTCCGGCTCCACCGACGACGCCATCAGGCCGCCGCGCCGCCATCGCCGGCATCGCCGTCGTCGTCGCTCGAGGCGGCCTTGGTGGCGGCCTCGAGCGCCTCCACCAGCTCCGCCTTCTTCAGTCCGGCATGGTCGACGCCGAGCTCGTCCGCCAGCTGCCGCAGGTCGGCCACCTTCATCGCGTCCAGCCCGCCGCCGGCCTCGCCGCCGGCTTCGTCGTCGGCTGCCGGCTCGGCACTCACCAGGCCCAGCCACTCCGCCTCTGAGCGGTCCAGCTCTCCGCCGGCGACGACGAGCAGGAATGCCGCCTCCGGATCGCCATCGGCCACCACCCGGTCGCGGTCGGCGGTCAGCCACAGCCGCTGCGAGACGGTGACGACGTCCTGACGGCCGTCGTCGAGGATCACCTTGAACGCCATCATCAGCCTCCGAGCGGGTCCTGGTAGAACAGCACGACCTTGAACTTGCCGGCCGTCAGCGCGAACGCGCCGACCACCAGCGAGATGTCGCGCAGCGCGGTCGTGCGGACGAGCGTCGACGCCGTCAGCGCGCCCGACTGCTGCGCGGGCAGGATGTTCTTGCGGCCGACCGTCCACGACGCGACGGCAACGGCGGTCAGGATGTCGTTCGCCGCCTCGACCTGGATCGCGAGCGTCGCCGCGCCGCCCGACGTGACCTGCGTGACGACGTCGACGTACCCGCCGACGATCGTCGCACCGAGCGGGATCAGCGCCGCTCCCATCAGCGGAATCGTGCTCACCGCCCCGCCGTCGACCGCGAAGTCGTACACGCCCATGGCCGTCTTCAGCCGCGGGCCCGGCATTCCCTCAGCGACTGTTGCGTCGATGATTGGCATGACGTGGATCTCCTATCTGCATCCCGCCGGCCACCTGGTTGGCGGCCGGCGGGAGCCGGTGTTCAGGGGTTGGCTCAGATACCCGTGATGGTGCTGAACGCGGATCCGCGATAGATCACGTTGGCGACGCGGACGCCGGCGCGGATGGTCTGCTGACCGAGCCGGAAGTCGTCGTTCACGTAGCCGACCTGGATCACCAGGCCGCTGCGGACGTACAGCTGCACCATCATCGGAGAGAAGTCGCCGACGATGGCGGTGTTGACGGCGATCGCGTCGCACTGCGCGACCTGGATGCCCCAGATCATGTCCGGGCCCGGGTCGTACGGCGCGCCCCAGATGTAGATCCCGTCGGCGGTGCGCAGCAGCCGGATGTCGGTCCAGTCGTCCGGGTGGATGATCAGAGCCGACGGGAACGCGCGGCCGGTGACGCGCACCTTCTGCATCGCCTTGTAGATCGCGTCCGGCGTCGGGTCGGCGCCCTTCGCCTGCGTCTGCAGGTTGGTGGCGTTCAGGATCCCGAGGATCAGCGGCGTCACGCCGGTGCCGTTGCACAGCTGCGAGTCGAGCCGCTGACGGACGGCGAACTCGACGCGGCCGTCCAGGTAGGAGCGGGCCTGCGCGACGTCGGCGAGCTGCTCGTCGGTGACCGGCACCGCGGTGCCGACCGTCTCGACCGACTGGGTGCGCTGCGTCAGCGCGAACGCCGACTCGGCGTAGACGGCGCCCTCTGCGCGCTCCGCAGCGGCGTTCGTGAACGTCGTCTCCTCCATGTACACCACCAGCGCCGAGTCGGTCACCGCCGTCGAGAACAGGTCGGTGACCTGGATCGGGCGGGTCGCGAACGGCACCACGGTGCCGGTGCGCAGCGACTCGGCTGCCCAGCCGGCGGTGCGCTTGAAGATCGCCGCGCCGATCTCGGCCGGCCCGACGTCCAGCACCGACTGCGGCCCGTACCCCATCCCGGCCGGCCGCATCTTGTAGGCGTCGGACTCCACGAACAGCTGGCCGAGCGACTTCGCCGGCTCGTCCCTGTGCGCCTTGCGGTTCGGGTCGGTGGGGTGGATCGGCGGCCGGTCGACGGCGTCGAACTGGTCGTTGCGGCGCTTGATCGCGGCCAGTTCGTCGGCGCCGTCCTTCTCGGCCTTGATCTGCATGAACAGGTCGTTCAGCTCCGCGTCGAGCTTGCGGATCTCCTCCACCTTGGCGGTCGAATCGCCCTGGATCAGGGTGACCTTCGCCATGTCGCGGTCGGGGCCGGCCTGGTCGAAGATCGCCTTCAGCTTCGTCCGGCGCTCCTCGAGCTGGCCCTGCAGATCGGTCAGCTTGCTCATGGTCGTGCTCCTGTCTCGATGAGGGTGCGCTCCATCTCCGCGAACTCGGCGTCGAGGAGCGCGGCGCGGCCGGCGTCACGCGCCGGGTCGGTCTCGGCGAGCAGCCCGGTGATCGCCGTGGTGGCGGCGGCGAGGCCGTCGCAGGCGTCTTCGAGCGCGTCGCGCTTGGCCGCCGTCAGGCGGCCCCGCTTCACCTCGGCAAGCGAGGAGGCACGGCGTGCGAGGCTGGTCGCCGTGTCACGCACGGCGATCGCTTCGCGGACAAACGAAAGGCCGCTCGTCGCGGCCTCGGGATCGGTCTCGGTGATGGTCGCGGCGCCGGGTGGCGCGCCGCCCTGGTGCGCTCCGGGTCCCGCATCGGCGGAGGCGCGGACGAGCAGCTCCTCGACGGTCTGGTCGAACGTCGCGACGCGGTCCGCCATCCCGGCCTTCACGGCTTCCGCGGCGGTGACGACGCGGCCCTGCCCGAACCCGTCCCGGACCATGCTCGCCGCGACGCCGCGGCCTTGCGCGACGCCGTCCACGAACATCCCGTAGAACTCGTCCACCTTCGCCTGGATGTCGGCGCGCGCCTCGTCGGTGAGCGGCTGGAACGGGTTCCCCTCGGCCTTGAACTGGCCGGCGTGGATCAGCGACACGTCGACGCCCATCTGCTCCAGCCGGGCGCTGTTGTCGGCATGCATCGCCAGCACCCCGATCGACCCGGCCATCCCGCTCGGGGTGATCACGACCTCCGACGCCTGCGACGCCAGCCAGTAGGCGGCGCTCGCCATCAGCGTGTTCGCGATCGCGACCACCGGCTTCTGGAGCGCCGCGTCGGCGACGATCTGCGCGGTCTCGGGGATCAGACTGACCGCGCCGCCCGGCGAGTCGACGTCGATCAGGATCGCTCCCACCGCCGGATCAGCCGCGGCGGCCTGCACGGAGGCGCCGAACGCCTCGGCGCTGGTCGCACCGCTCATCTCGCTGAACATGTCGGCGCGGGGGATGATCGTGCCGTACAGCGGGATCACCGCCACCGCGCCGGTGCGCGGCGCCGGCCGCGCTGGCGGTGCGGCGCCCAGCCGCGCCTCGATCTCATCCGGCGTCAGCCGCGCGCCGCTCATCCGCAACTCGAGTAGTTCGGCGATCGCCTCCAGCTTCTCGGGCAGGATCGCCCACGGCGTCGAGTACGCGAACTCGGCGACGTGCCGGTACTTGGACTCGCGGCCGCGCTTGTGGTCACTCACCGTGGTCTCCTCCATCCCCATTCGAGCTCGTCGCGCTGAGCAGTGCCGCGGCGGGCGTCTTGCCGGGTGCCTGGCCGGTGTCGTCGCCGCCTGGTGGCGGGCCGCCGGTCTTGCCGTGGAACGTCCGCACCGGCTTGCTCGGGTCGGCCGGCACCTCGGCGATGTTGATCGGAATCAGATACACGTCATCCGACCCGTCGCTAGCCGGCTCCAGCCCGACCGCGCGGCGGCCCTCGGACCGCTTCACGAGGCCGCCGGCGACGCCCGCCGCCATCCGCGCCATCAGCTTGTCCTGATCGGCCTGCAGCACCCGCACCTTCGTCAGATCGAACGCGAACCGCCACGCATAGACGCCGTCCTTGCCGACCCACTGCGACAACAGCTGGAACCGGATGTCCTCCGCCAGGATCCGCTGCGACGGGATCAGGTTCGCCTCGTACGCCATCTGCTTCGCCGAGTCGACGTTCGTGAACGTGGAACGGTCAAGGCCGGCGCCGAGGCCCGCGACGATCGCCGGCACACCCAGCACCGCCGACACGCGCTCTTCCGGGATCCGCCGCAACTCGCGCAGCAACAGCTGCTCGGGCGAGAAGCCGAACTGGGCGACGCTGGTCGGGCCGCGCATCACCAGCGGCTCGCCGCGCCGGTCACCCGAGAACGCCTCCTTGAAGTACTCCTTCGTGGCCTGCACGTCGTCGGTGCCGGCGGTGCCGCCATCCGGGCTCACGATCAGGCCCGGGACGCCCATGTTCCGCAGCAGCGACGCCGTGAAGCGGGCCGCCTCGTCATCGGTGAAGATCTCCCGCAGCACGCTCTTCAGCGGCGAGTAGCCCTTGCGGGGATTGTCGGCGTCCAGCCCGAACCGGAAGTGCACGACGTCGTCGACGCGCAGCTCGAGCGGCGCGCCGCTCGGCCGGTACTCGTAGTGCGTGATCAGCTCGGTGTCATCACCGCACGGCGTCACCATCCAGCTCGGCGCCCACCACATCTCCCGCACGACCCCAGTCTGGTCGCGCACCAACAGCCAGTACGCGTTGCCGTCGATGTTGTAGTCCGTCATCGTCGCCATCCACAGGATCGGGCCGGTGTAGTGCCCGTTCGGGCGCTGCAAGAGCCGCAGCATCGGATGGTCGCGGGCCGGCTGCTCGTGCCCGTCCGGGTCGACCGACCACAGCATCGGCGGCGCCTCCGGGAACGTCCGCGCGATCCACAACAGCGGCGCCATCACGGTGCTCGAGGAGGTGCCGTCGCCGACCTCGTCGAGGAAGTCGGGCGGGATCCCGCGGAACAGCCACGACGCCGTCGCCGGCGCGCGGGCGAACAGCATCTGGGTGAGCGCCTTCACGGCCCGCACCGGCGCCGTCACGACCGCCCACAGCCTCATCGGGCCTGCGCTCCTCGACGCTCAGCGGCCTTCCGCCGCGGATACGCGAACCGCTCGACCGCGCCTACCCGACAGTGCTCCAGCCGCCACCAGATCTCAGCGACGACGGCGTGCCGCCACCGGTAGCCGTAGCGTCGGTGGTACGTCCGGCCGCTCACCGCGCCGGCCCCCACGTGAACGCCGGCTCCGGCTCGAGCTCCGCGGCGTGCACGGCACCCCACGCGCTCATCGCGCCCGCCGCGACGGCGTCGATCGGGCTCGTCTCCGAGTTCTTCTTCGACACCTTCCAGCCCCGCTCCGTCTTCACCCCGACCGCGTTCCGGACATGCGCCAGGTACACCGCATCGCCGTTGTGCTCAAGCCGCGGCGTCGACCCCGAATGCACGTGGCCGTAGAACTCGTCCCACGCCGCACCCATCTGCGACGACCCCTGCGCCAGCTCCACCGCCGTCATCCCCGACTCCGACAACTCGTGCAGCTGATCCTGGAAGTACCGCTCGTCGCCGAGCACGAGCCGCACCGTGTACCGCTCGGCGAGCTCGTCGCGGATGAAGTCGCGCGCCAGGTCGTTATCCAACCGGCCGCCGGGCACGAACACGTCGTGCGGCTTTGACTCCACGCACGACCACACCCGGCCGCGCTGCACCAGTCGCCCGTCCGGCGATCGCCAGGTCCACACCACCGCCGTCGTATCGCGCGTGTGCGCCGCATCCACCGCCGGCACCACGTCCGCCAACGCTGGGATCTCCGACGAGCCGAGGCACGCCGCCCACGCCTCATCCGTGATCCACCGGCCCGACGTGCGCTCCATCGGCACGTTCAGGAAGTACCGCACCAGGTCGCCCCAGTCGTTCTGCGGATCGCGGAACTCGGCCACCTTCCGATCCAGATCGGTCCACGCCGCCGCCTCGCCATAGGCCTGCTCGAGCGCCGCCACCAGCTCCGCGTCGGTCGCGTCGCGGGCGACCATCGGCCCCTGCCGCGCATCGAACAGGAACCCGTCGTCGACGACGTCGCCGGCCGCGATCCGCTCGGCGTACCGGTGCGAGAACTCCGCCACCGACTTCTCGCCCGGTGCGTACATCGTGGTCGTCTCCATGCACCACGGCTCCGCGCCGGCGCGCTTCGTCAGGTTCCGGCGAATCGTCTCGTGCAGCCGCCGCAGCTCCGGCGTCACATACAGGTGCGTCTCATCGAAGCACGCCCACGTCTCCTTCCCGCCATCCTTCGACGACGCCTTGGCGGTGATCGGCATGATCTTCCCACCGCCCGGCAGATACGTCCGCGTCAGCCCCACATCCAGCACCGGCAGCGCCGCGATCGGCCCCTCCGTGAGCATGAAGTAGACCGCGCCGTAGACGTTGTCGGCCTGCCCCTCCTCCGTCGCCGCGCACACCACCAGCGGCGCCGTCACCCGCCGCCCGACCGGCCGCCCATCCCGCCCCCAGTACGCGAACCGGACCGGGCCCAGCGCCTCCGCACACGCCAGCATCGCCGCCAGCTCCGACTTCGCCCGCCCCTTCGGCCGCGAGTACACGCCGCGGCGCACCAGCCGCCGCCCGGCATCGTCGATCGCGTACGCCCGCAGCACGAACGCCACCTGGTCGTTGTCGAGCCGGATCGGCTGGCCCTGCACGTCGCCCGGGCCGTGCACCAGGTTCGCCTCGATCCACTCGATCACGCCCGGCCCCAGCGTCCGCTCAAGGTTCACGACGACTCCACCGCCCGCAGGTAGCGCCCATCCCCGTCATCGGCGCCCGGCGCCGCATCGGGCGCTGCCTCGGCCGCCGCCGCCCGCGCCGCGAGCTCCACATCCCGCGCCCGATCAACCTCCCACTGCAACCGCCGCCGAGCCAACGGCGAGAGCCCGAACCGGTCCTCGAGCTGCCGGATCTCCGCCAACTCCGCCGCCGGCCCCGAACCCCGCTCCCGCTTATCCAGCAGCCGCGCCAACCGCTCCAGCGCCGGCACATCCGCCGCAAGCCACACCGCCGCCATCGGCGACGCCCACACCAGCCGCCACCACCGACCGATCGCCGGCGACAACCCCACCGGCGTCGCCGGCCGCTTCCGCCGCGGCGCCGACTCCGACAACTTCTTGCCCGGCACCGGATCCGCATTCTGCCGACGCCGCCGCGACGGATGCTTCGGAGGAGGCCCCGGCACCTAAACCCCTCCAGCCCTGGGGTCGGACCCCACCCGGCCAGCCCTGAGACTCGACCCCACAGCCGGCGAGGACACACAAACAGCCGAATACCACTTGGAACACGTAAAAATCGCGATCGAGTTGGAGGTGCTGCGGTGGGGGGCGCCTTGGAGAGCGATTTTTTGATGCCCCCGGCCTGGGGTCGAGTCCCAGCCGGCGGCGGCCTGCGTCGAGTCCCAGGCGCGCAGCGGGGGGTGGGGGGTGGTGGTCGTCATCGGGTGGTGAAGGTGGTCGAGGAGCGGCCGCCGTCGACGACGCCGTGGCAGTGGGCACACGCTGCTTGGCAGTCGCTGAGGTGGGCGTGGTCGTGGTCGGCGTTGCGGCGCGGGTCGAGGTGGACGGTGGTGGCGCGATGGGTGCAGCCGTCGAGTCGCAGCTCGCACTGGCCGTTCGCGAGTGCGAGGCGGGCGCGGCGGACGCGGTGCCAGTGTGCGCGGCCGTAGCCGTGGCGGGTGGACGGGTGCCGGCCCGGCCTGCTCGAGGCGTGCAGTGCGGTGTGACGGGCGCAGCGGGCAGCACCGAGCGGCACCAGCGTCGTGCAGGTGGGGGTGCGGCAGGGCTTCAGGACAGCCATGGTCGGGGGCTGGAACGACGAACGCCCGGCCGTGCCGAGGCACAGGTCGGGCGCTGGGCGTTCATTCAGCCAGGTCGTGTGATGGGCTACACGACGAGGCCGAGTCTAGCACGCTAGTCGAACAGGTTGTAGCCGGGTGTGGTGCGGTGGATCGCGCCGCGGACGTGGCCGACGGCGGGGATGCCGCGGATCAGCTGCTCGTTCCCGATGGTCGGGTCCTCGCGCTCCACGGCGCGTGGCTGCAGGTAGTCGGCGACGACCTGGCCGATCGCGGATTCAACGGCGCGGGTGGGGTCGGGGTGCGGCTGGAACCGGTAGCGCAGGCGCCTTGCGTCGACGTCGAGCGGCGGGTCGCTGCGCATCCGGGTGCTCCTCGAGGTGGGCTCGCAGCTTCCGTGTCGCCGACTGGTAGGCGCGGTGAAGGGTGGCGCGGCTGCGGTGCCGTTGCTCGGCATCGTACAGCGCGGCCATCTCGCTGTAGGTCATGCCGGCGGTGCGCATCGCCCACGCCTCGAGCTCGTCCTGGTCGAGGATCTCGACCGCGATCTCGGCGACGCGGTCGCGGTTCACGGTGTCGCCATCCACACCAGGCCGAGCGCGACGATGAGCGCCAGCATCAGCATGCCGATGACGAGTGCGGCGCGGTCACGCGTCACGCCGTCTCCGAGCTGCCTGTAGGATGTAGGACCCTGTAGGGTCCCCCTCTAAGTTGGTCCTTCACGAGGGGACCAAGCTAAGAAGTGGGGATTTAGCCTGCAGATGTAGCATCCCTACAGGACTTTCCGGGCTCGGAGTTCGAGGTTGAGCCAGACGACGCCGGCGTCTTTGCGGTGCCGTTCGTAGCCACGGGCTTCCATCTGTTCGGCGAAGTTGCGGACGTCGCCGGGGCGTTCGCCGCGGTCGTCGCACCAGGCCTTGTAGGCGTGGTAGAGGACGCTCGAGGAGGTGTTCTCGGTGACGCTGGGATCGGTCGTGTCGGCGAGGAACGAGCCGAGCACATCTTCGGATTGGCGGTAGCTTGAGGTGGCGACGCGGACGCTGGCGGGCGCTTCGCCGACGCCGTGGCGGAGGTAGTCGCTGGCGCCCTTCACGAGCCAGTTGAGGATGCCGGGCCCGTCCTGGTCGAGCCGCTGGTCGAGCTCGACGCGGGGGATGCGCTCGGCCGGTGGGAAGGTGACGTTGAACGGGATCAGGTGGACGCGGCTCCAGATCGCGTCGCCGTCGTCGGTGATCCTGGGCCGGTGGTTGGTGACGAGCCAGATGGTGTGGCTGGGGGTGAACGTGAACGGGTTCTCGTACTTGCGGCAGGCGCGGATCGAGTCGCCGCCGGTGATGGCCTTGACGCGGGCGACGTTGAGCTTGCGGCCTTGACTGGTCTCGGCGGTGACGACGAGCCGGCGGCCGTGCAGGTCGGCGAGCTCGGGGGTGTTGGCGCCGGCGTCGCGGCGGGTGAGCAGCAGCGCGTCGGCGTCGGCGGCGTCGGCGTAGTCGCCGAGCACCCGCTGCCAGAGCTCGAGCAGCGTCGACTTGCCGTTGGCGCCGGAGCCGTAGCAGATCGGCAGGATCCGCTCGGACGTGGTGCCGAGGATGCTGAGGCCGGCGATCCGCTGCACGAACGCGATCAGGTCGTCGTCGTCGGCGAAGATGCGGCGCAGGAACGCCTGGTAGAAGTCGGCGCCGGCGGCTGGCTGGTAGGTGGTGGGCGCGAGCTTGGTGATCAGGTCGCTGCGGCGGTGCGGCTGGGCATGGCCGGTGCGTAGATCGATGGTGCCGGTGGGGGTGTTCAGCTGGTAGGGGTCGGCGTCGAGCTGGTCGGGGGTGATGCCGACGCCGGGCTCGGACTCGGCCATGCTGAGCATCGCGCGGATCCGCGCGTTGGCCTCGCTCGCGAATGCGAACGCGGTGATCGCCTTCTGCTGCTTCTCGTTGGGCTCGTCGGCGGCTTCGTGGAAGATCTGCCGGGCGGTGTTCTTGGCGTCGCGGACGGCCTGGTCGTCGTCGCGCCGCCAGCGGCTGCCGGCCCATGCCAGCCATGCGCGCCAGGCGGCGACGTAGCGAAGGTTGCGGCCGTGGTAGTGGACGAGCCGCTCGGCGTTGCCGTAGTCGGTGCGGTGCCAGGTGCGGCGCGCGTCGATGAGCGGCAGGTCATCGTCGTCCGAGGACGCCGGCGCGGCCGGCGGCGGTGCGTGTGGTGGCGTGGCGGGGGCGCTGCGTGGCTGCTGGGCGCCGTCGGCGATCGCGCGGCGGATGGTGCTGGCCGCCTCCGCGTCGGGAAGTCCGCAGGCGGCAGCGGCGGCCTCGAGCCGTTGGACGGTCGCGTCCTCGGCGAGTTCTCCGCCGGCCACGAGCTGGCCGAGGCTGAACGCGGACCGGTTCAGCTGCTCGTTGCGGGTGCCTTCGGCGGCGCGAGCGACGAGTGCGGTCTCGGCGTCGAGGGCGCGCCGGCCGTAGCTGGTGCCGTCCTGGTCGAGCCACTCTCGCGGCGGTGTCCGCGGCGGCACTGAGGCCCGCTTGGCGGCGGCGGTGAGCTGCACGATCATGGCCGGCAGCTCGGCGATCTTGCGGCGCTCGGCGACGCGGTAGCGCTCTCCGGTTGCGTGCAGGCTAGGTGGCGCGATCACGTAGCCGCCGTCGCCGCGGATGTCGATCTTGTCGGGGAGCGCGCCGCGGCTGTTGGTGAGCGTGACGCCGTCCGGCAGGCGATACCAGTAGTGGCGGCCGCTGCCGCCATTTCGGCCGGTCTGCGTGGTGTAGGTGGCGGGCAGCGGCGCCGGCAGTGTGGTGGCGGCGTCGGGGTCGTCGACGTCGAGGATCACGAGCCGCTCCTGGCCGCCGCAGCGCAGGCCGATGTTCGCGTCCGGCCACTTCGCCCACCAGGCCCGCACCTGGTCTTCGTCGGTGGTGGCGTTCTTCAGGCCGTTGATCGTGCGGGGGTGCTTGCCGATGTTGCCGCAGGCAACATCGCCGCACGAGCAGCCGCCGCTTGGCGTGGGGTGATGGCAGGGGAAGACCGGGTAGCCGCGGCTGGCGTAGCGGACGGCGGCGGTGAGAAGGGCCTGCTCTATCGGCGCGGCGGACATGGTTCAGATGGGGCTCCGAAGGAGATGCTCGACGGCGCGGACGTCGGCATGGCGTTTCTGGTGGCAGTCGGCGCACAGGATCCGGGTGTTGGAGAGCTCGTCGATGCCGCCGTGCGGGGGGCCGAGCGGGACGATGTGGTCAACGTCGAACGCGCACTGCTTGTCACGACTGGACGCCAGGCACCAGGCGCAGGTGACGCCACCATCGGGGTCGGTGTGATGGCTGCGCCAGGCCGTGTTGTGGTCGCGCCGGGCCCGGCCGGCGTCGGGCTTGAGAGGGTCCCGCAGCCAGCCGCGATGCACCGGCTCTCCGCCGAATCCGCAGTCGATGCAGACGGCCTGCGCGTGGTGTGGCGGCGGAGCTGTCGCGACCTCGAGCGGTGCTCCGCACGATGGACAGACGCCATCGTGCGGTAGCTCGTAGTCGTCCCGGGTGCCGATCGGGTTGGGCATAGTCGAGCGGCGGCTACTCGTCGTCGCCGAGGTCGCCGTCGACCGGTTCGCCGTCGGATCCAAGGGTCGACTCGAGCTTGACGGTGAGGATCCGGATGGCGCCCTCTTTGCCGGTGACCTGGCCGCCGGAGGCTTTCAGGTAGCCGAGGCAGCGCAGTTGGTGGCCGGCGACGGTGATGGTGATCTCGCAGGGGGCGCCGAGCTTGGCGTCTTCGGCGAGCGCGCGGTGCTCGTCGTCGGCGAGGTAGAGGAGTGCTGAGCCGGCGACGGCGAGGCGGGCCTTGGTGATGGTGTAGCCGTCGATCAGGATCAGCTGCTCGGGTGCGACCAGCGCGCTGGAGGCGGCGGTCTTGATGGCGTTCATGCGGCGGCTCCTCCGGTGTGGAGTTGGCGGATCACGACGACGGCGCGGGGCACCTCGCCGTAGTGCTTGGAGAGGACCTCGGTGACGATCTGGCTGTCGTCGCGCCAGACCACGGAGGTGAGGGCGTCCTCGCAGCCACGGGCCCACTTCAGGAGGTCGGGCCGGGTGACGGGGCGGGGATGGGCGCGGCCCTTGGCGTTCAGGCCCTTGCTGCCGTAGTGCGACTGGGGGCGGGTGATGTAGAACCGCATCTCGACCTCGAGCGGGCCCTCCAGCAGCGCGCGGCCGGCCATCAGGTCGGCGGCGGCCTGTGCGACCTGGTCTTTCCAGGGCCGGCTTTTGGGGTTGGCGTCGACGACGACGGCACGGCCGGCGCGGACGAACGCGGACTTCGATCCGGCTGGTTGCGGCTTGCCGCGCACCTCCAGCACAAGTTCGCCGGCGTCGTCGGGGGCGGGTTCGGCGAACAGCGTCATCGCGGCGCCTCGTCGGCTGCGGAGACGCCCACCGGCGCGGGGACGGCGATCAGCAGGTCGATCGCGCGCAGGAACCCTTCGGCCTCGTGCCGCAGCTTCGCCTTGTGGCGGCCGCGCCGTGCGGCCTCGACGCGCTCGCACGTGCCGGTGCCGATGTACTCCATCGAGCCCCACCAGCCGAAGTTCAGGCGCCACGCCTCCGACACGAGCGCGATCAGGTACGCGTCGTCGTCGAGTGCCTCGCTTCGGATCGTTGGTGGATCGAGTCGCAACCCGCCGGGCCACGACGAGCGGACGAGGTACTCGGGCAGCGAGTCGCGCTTCGGGTCGTACGTCACGGTGCCGCCTCGTCGGCTGCGGGGTTGTCCACCACCAGCACCGGTGTCTCCGTCCGCCGACTGCCCGCCGATGCCCACCAGTGGCCGTGCGCGTCGCGAAGCCATCCTTCGCGGTAGGTGCGGCTGGTGGCGTCGAGGATCACCGACAGGGGCGTGGCCGTGAGGACGGCGAGGATCGCGTCGATCGTCTCCAGCTCGGCGGGATGCGGTTCGTTGCCGAGGATCAGGTCGAGGCATCCGGCGAGGTTGTTGCGGAGGTTGTGGTGCGCCTGCGTGGTCATTGCGACTCTCCCCTGGCGGCCCTTCGGGTGGTTGGCGGCGACGCCTCGACCACGCCCATAGCCGTGGGCGTCGCGGCCGGTTGAACCCGGTCCGCGTCCCGGTCCCCGATGGCCCGGGTGGGAGGCGTCGCCGCCGTGCCGGCCGGCGGCGTCGACGCGTGATGGCGTCGGCGCGAGGCGCGGTCGGCAGGTCGTGGTGGCCAGTCGCCGCGGCGAACGCGCTCACGCCACCACGGCCACTGCGCGGCGATCGCCTCGTCGACGGTGCGCCAGTAGCCGCGGCCGTCGGTCAGCTCGAGCGCGCGCTCGCGCGCCGTCTTCGGGCGCGGCGACACGGCGTCGACCTGGTCGATGGCGAGCTGCTCGGTCACGACGCGCGTCCCATCCCGCGCGCGTACCGTGCCCGGCGGTAGGCGCTGTTTGCTGCACCGCACTCGTCGCACCGGCAGCCTCTGGTGTATCGCGCTCGCGTGCCATGTTCCGGGATGGCGCGCGGTTCATGATGTGCTCGCCACCACGCGCGCGTATACGCCGCATTGGCAGCTCGGCATTCAGTGCATCGGCAGCCTGCGCGGTAGCGGCTGAGGTGGCCGTGCTCGGGTGCCTTGAATGCGCGTCGGCATGGATCGCATCGTTCTGCGGTGACGCCTTTGCGGTGCACAGCGGTAAGAGCGCCACAGTCGACGAAGGTGCCGCCGTGCCGCTCCTTGTAGCGCCGCCGGCGCTCCGCCTCAGCGGCCGGCTTTCGATGCGCGGCGACCCACGCGCGCTTCGCGGCCCGGCACTCGTCGCACCGGCAGTGGTGGTAGTTGTAGCCGGCGAGCGTTCCGTGCTTCACGAGCCGCACTCGCAGTCCGGGCACGACGCGCAGCAGATGGCGCGGCCGTCGATCGTCTCGAGGAACGCACAGCCGAGCGGCGCACCGCACTGCGCGCACCACTCGGCCGGCTCGAGGTCGTCCGCTACCCGCCCACGTAGCGAGGCGGCAGCAGCAGGTAGAGCGCGTCCAGGGCGAGCAGGATGCGAAGCAGCACGGAGTCTCCGTCCGTTGTCGGGGTCGAGATACGTCGGGCTCACGCAGCGGCCCTCCGCTGGTCGATGCGGCGCGCCTGGCGCGCCATCGAGTGGGCGCTCGCCGCGCTGGCGTAGCCGAGTTGGTCGGCGATCTCGCGCCACGTCAGGCCCTCAGCGCGGAGCTCGTCGCAGCGGCGAGCCTTCACGATCCAGACGCGGCGGCGGAGCGGCCGTCGGGCGCGCATCGCATCTGCGGTCTCGCGGCTCTGTTCCGGGTGCGCGTGGTTCCAGCAGAGCGGCCCTGTGGCGAGCGCGCGGCGCCGGCACGGCCGGCCGTGGATGGTCAGCGCCGCGCATTGCGGCCGGTCGAGCAGCTTCCCGGTGCGGCGGCGGCACTCGCGCTTGTACTCGGGGTCGCGGTTCGCGCCGCGCCGCGCGCGGCCGTGGATGGTGGACGCCGCGACGCACGCTTCGATGCGGTCGCGGACGAACCAGCCGCGGCGCTTCCACTCGCCCGACAACGCCGCGACGACGCCATACAGGCTCGTGTACCGCGTCTCGACGAGGAGTCGCTTGCCGATGCTGTTGAGGCTCTCGCCGTCGACGTGCGCGCGGTGGGCGGCGCGCAGCTGCGGTTCGGTCAGCCACCGCGCACCGGGCCCGCCGCCGCCGCGTCGCGGCTTGTCGGCGACGTCAGCGTGGCTGGGGGTGTCGCACCAACTGCAGCGGCCGGCGTCGTTCAGGACCGCGTCCTGCCGGCAGGTGGGGCAGTAGGCGATCACTGCGTCGCCTCTGAGGCACGACGGTCACGCGGCCGAGGCACGACGCAGGCACGACGACCCCCGAAACTACCCACTCCACGCGTGCGTAGAACTGCGAGATCTGCGAGGATCCACCGTCCCCGCGCCAACCGTCGGACGGCTGCGCGACTACCAACGATGTGAGCAATGATGCGGCTCCGCGGGCTCTCTGCGGGTGGTCGCGACACGATGGAGGCACGACGATCGCCAGTATCAACGTCGTCAGCCGGAAGCTGAAGGACGGCTCCGAGCGGTTCCACGTCCGCATGACCTCCGGCCGCTACGACCCGATCGTGCACCTCGGGTCGTACCCGGCAAGGGACGCGGCCGACCTGGTCGCCGCGCGTGCGCGGATGATGCTCGACGAGGGCGTCACGCCGACGATCGAGACGCTGCAGCGGCACCGCGTCACCACCCGCCGACTCGTGATCAGTGACGCGCGGGAGGCGTGGCTCGCGAGTCTCGTCGACCTGGAGCCCGCGACCGTCGCGACCTACACCGCGGTCAGCCGGCACGCCGAGCGCGGGTTCCGCGGCCGCGATGTCCGGGCGATCACCACGGACGAGGTACAGGCGTGGCTGGTCGGCCTCGCCGACGGTGGCGTTGAGCCGCGCGCGCTCCCGAAGTACCGGAGAGCGCTCGCGCAGATCCTCGACCATGCCGGCGTCGAACCGAACCCGGTCCGCGACCGGCGGGTTCGGAACCCGCGCGCCGACCAGGCCGAGTTTCGGCTGCCGAGCCGCGCCGAGCTCGCGAAGCTCTATCCGCGCCTCGACGACGACACGCACATCGCGCTGGTGCTGCTCGAGCATTCGGGCCTCCGCATCAGTGAGGCGACGATGCTGCGGTGGGAGGATCGTGATGGGCGCCGGGCGCGGTTCCGGGTCGCGAGCGGGAAGACGCCGAGCGCGCGGCGGTGGGTCGACGACCTGCCCGAGTACCCGCCCGAGCTGGTGGCGCTGCTCGACACGCCGGCCAGTAGCCGCGGGACGAGCCGGTACGTGCTTGGCGGGCGGAACAGCGACGCGATCGCCGCGGCGCTCGCCCGCGGGTGTGTGAGGGCGAAGGTGCGGCACTTCTCGCCGCACGACTTCCGGCACCTGCACATCAGCCGGCTGATGCATGCCGGGTGGGACCCGATCATGGTCGCCGCGCGCGTCGGCCACTCGCGGCCGGCGACGACGCTGAACGTCTACGCTCACGTGCTGCCTCCGGACTGACGGTCGAGGCCGAAGTACGGCGCGAGCTCGTCGCGGCGGAACATCACCGTCCGGATCGTCTTGATCGGCGTGCAGTTGCCGTCGCGGACGGCGCGCTGGATGATCGCGCGGACGGTGGAGTCGGGCAGGCCTGTCTCCTCGCGCAGCGTGCGGGCAGTGACGAGCTCCGGGAACCGCTCGCTAGCCATGAACGGACATGTCGGGCAGCGAGCGGCCGCCACGGGTGATCGAGGCGGCCTCGCGGGCGGCGCGCGCCTTCTTGGCCTGGGGAGTGTCGGCGCGCTGTCGCATGCTCGGCAACAGCTCGCCCAGCAGCGCTGCCTCGGCTGCGACGGAGCGGTGTACGCGGGCGGCTTCGTCGCGGACGTGCTGGGGGCAGTCGGCGGCCTTGACGACGTACGCCTCGAGGGCGGCGGCGGCGGCGACCAGTTCGCGGTGGGAGGCGGCGATCACGTCGGCGGCCTGGTCGGGCGTGCGGTCTCGGGTCGGCATCTAGGTCTCCTCGGCTTCGACGCTCGCTACAGCGCGCGCATTGACGTAAATGGTCGGGTCGGTGCGGTGCTCGTACACGGATGTGAACGCGACCAGCGCAGGGTGTGGGTAGCCGTGCAGCGCCAGCGTGAGGCGCTCGACGACGTCCTCCACGCTTTCGCGGACGACGATGTTGGGGCCGCCCAGCTCCCGCAGGTGAATCCGGGTGCTCATGCGCGGCGTCCGATCAGGGCGGCGGTGCCGACCAGCACCAGGGTTGCGGTGAGGCCGGCGATGAGGCCGACGTCAACCAGGATCAGCGCGACCACGCAGCAGGCCAGGATCACGCCGACGATCAGCATCGGGCTGGTCACGATGCCGGCTCCATGGTGTCGCCCCACTCCGGCACCAGCGACGTCTCGACCAGGCCGCGATGCTCGTCGAGCCGCTCGATGATCCACAGCGTCACGCCCCACGACGGCGCGAGCGTTCGCACGTAGGTGCCGGTGCCCGACTCGATCTCGGCCGGATCGCCGTCGACCGAGCCGCCGGTGCGGGTGAACCGCACCGGGGTGCCTGGGCGGACGCGGGGATACTGGACGCTGCTCATAGCGTCACCCACTGGCCGAGCAGCAGCCCGAGCAGCAGCCCGCCGATGAACACCAGCGCGATCGACAACCGGAGCCCGTCGAACCACCGGTAGCGGCGGACGCCGGCGCCGGGCCCGTCGAGCGGTCCCCGGATCATCGGACGCCCACGATCGAGGCACACGACCACTCGACCCAGGATCCGTCCTGGAGCCGCAGGTACCGCATCCCGATCACGTTCCAGACGGCGTGGTACACGCTGTGGCGCGAGATGCGGCGCGGCAGCCGAGCCCATGTGCTCGGCAGGAACTGCGCCAACCCGCTCGCGCTATACGGCGGGGTGACCTCCCACCGATCCCACCCGGACTCGCAGCCGATGATCAGGTCCGCCTCGCGGCCGAGCCACGGCTCGCGGCGGAACACGACGCGGGTAATGCAGTGCAGCTGTTTCCAGCCGAGCCGGCCCTTCGGTGGCAGGTCGCATGCGAACGGGTTGCCGTGCGCGATGCGGACGACGTCGCTGATGGTGAGGTGGTGGACGCGGGCCTGCGCCGCGCCGGCCGCGCCGGGCGCGCCGAGCGTGACCGCGGCGGCGACCAGGCCGGCGACGGCGGCGGTGCGGCGTCTCACGACGTCGCCTCCTCAGGTGTCCGCTTGACGGTCCAGCGTTCCGAGCCGGCGCCTTCCGAGATGAACGCGCGGGCGCGGCGCGGCAGCCGGTGCCCAGCCGCCTGGTAGTCGCCGAGCGCGAAGGTGGTGCGGCCCGCGACCTCGGTGCGGCGCAGCGAGATCTCGCCGGCCGCGACGGTCTCGCCGGCTGGAGTGAGCGGCCGCAGACGGTCGCGGATCGCCGCCCGCGCCTGCTCGAGCGCCTTCACGTCGCGGCGGGCAGCGGAGACGGCGTCCTCCGCGTCGGCGAGGCGAGCGGCGTCGTCGACGGCGCCCGGAATCTGCGCCAGCGGCACCGGCTCCCAGTCGGCCCAGCAGTGCTCGGCGAACACGCACTCCGAGCACGGCCACGCCCACGGCGCATACGTGACGCGCTCCGGCAACTCGCCGCCCGAGAGCGCGTCGACGACGGCGGTCTCGATCGCGCGTACCTGCGGCTCGAGCGCGTCGAGGTCGACGTCGTAGGAGGCCTCGTCGCCCGTCACCCGGTCGACGACCAGCACGCTGGCGTTGTCCGCCTTGCGGTGATTGACGGCGTATCCGGCGACCTGGATCCCCTTCCGAGCCGGGTAGCCGGTGCCATCCGTCGAGAAGATCTCCACCATCTGCCGTGTGCGGGGCCGGTACAGGTCGGCGTGCCCGATCCCGACCGGCGCCTTGGCCGGCCACAGGATCTCCGCCTCGGAGACGGGCCGCTCGCCACGCTCTCGGAGGCTGGTGGCGAGCTCGTCGCGGATGATCTGGCCCCACGCGTTGCCGCGCTTGAAGCGCCGCAGCGTCACCTGGTCGTGCACGCCGTGCGGCGCCTTCAACCCCTGATACGCCGCCATCCGCGGGCAGAGCACCGCCGCGCTCCACCTGACGCCGGTGAGCTGCCGCGCGGCCATCACAACAGCTCCTGCTGGCTCGCCGACGCGTCGGCGTCGGCGCTTGCGGCGCCCGCGGCGAGGTCGACTTCGACCTTCCGGATGACGCCGCCGAGATCGTCCGCGGCGACGTCGCCGAACTCGCGCAGCAGCGCGATCGCGACCGCTGCCAGCGTCCGATCAGCCGCCGTCACGATCCCGGCGGCGGTCAGCACCTCACGCGCGGCGGTGCGTGCGGCGGGCGGCAGTGCGTGCAGCTCGTCGCGGAGCCGCGCGACCAGCACCGGATCGGGCTCATCGCTGGTGCCGTCGGTGCCGTCGGCGTCGACGTTCAAGAGGTCGTCGCGGACGTCGTCGGCGATCGGCGCCGGCAACTCGTAGCCGGCCCTTTGGCCGTTGCCGTCTTCGAGCGCGGCAGCCGGCGCAAGGTCGAGCACCCGCGGGTCGAGCACGTAGACGGTCTTTGCAGTGCCGCCGGGCGCGACCTGCACCGGCACCAGCAGCAGGTCGAACTTCAGCCCGGTGAGGGTGCCGCGCAGCGTGTGCGCGGTGCGCAGAAACCCGGTCATCCGCCGCACCGAGATCTCCGAGCCGGTGTCGAGCTGCCAGATCCCGAACCCGGGCACCTCCGGCAGCAGCATCTGCAGCGTGAACGTCAGCTTGCAGTCGGCCCCGACGACGCCCTTTCCGGCCAGGCACACGCACGGCTGCTCGGCCCACCCGCCGGTCGCGGACCGCTCCGAGCAGGTGACGCCGTCGCACCGGCGCTTCAGCTTGTTGGTGCCGTACAGCCGGTAGGCGCCCTCCAGGTTCGCCTCCGGCGTGTCACCCAGCAGCATCGCCCGCAGCTGTCGCGGCTCGGCGCCGTAGATGGCAGTGAACGCCGCCACCGTCTCCGGCAGCGTGATCCCGTCGTCGTCGGCCGACACCACGAAGTGGTCATCCGCGACGGCGCGGGTGATGGCCGCACCCCAGTCGGTCGTCTTGTCCGTCTCGACCGAGTGGCCGAGGCGGATCTTGCCGATCCGCGGCGGCCGCGCGTCGTCCGGGAGTGGAACGGAGAGTCGGGCGGGTCCGGTGGTCGCCACCGAGAAGTCCTTCCGGAGGGGTTAGGAGTCGACGCGCCGGAGCGCGCCGGAGAGCCGGTCAGTGAGGTGCGAGACGAACTCCGAGTCGTCGTGAAGCCACGCGCCGAGCAGCACCTCGCCGGCGTCCGACGCGCCGCGGATCACGCCCGCCTGGAACGCCAGCGGCTGGTTATGGCTGGGGTCGAGCACCACCAGCTGGCACACCTCGCGCAGCGTCCCGGGGCCGGTGATCGCAGCCGCGCGGTGCGGGTCGCGGAGGATCTCGCGCACCTCTGCGACGCTCAGGTGCGCCACCTGGACGTCGACCAGGTTCGCGAACACCACCACCGCGCACCGCGCCGCCTGGGTGCGGCTGATCGCGTACTCCCACAGGCCGAGCGCGGGCCCAATCGGGCCGCCCGCGGCGATGAACGGCATCCCGTCCGACCACGACTCGAACGGCGTCCCCGCGACGGCATCCTCATCGGCCGGCTGCAACAGCAGCAGCGACGGCAACGCGAGGTCGTCACGCAGCACGCTGGTGGCGACCTCGGCGGCGTCCTTGGCGTGCGCGACGAACTCGCTGTGGGTCCAGTCGAACACGACTCAGGGCTGCTCGTGCAGCTGCACCGGTGGCGACCATGCGCTGCGGCCGTAGGCGAGACGGACCTGGGCGGTCATGGTGCCGTCGCTGAGGATCCGGATGGCGACGTCGGCGTGGTCGCCGTCGTGCAGCTCGACGTTGCGCGCGACCAGCGTGGTGCGCACCGTCGGGTCGTCGCTCTCGGGTGTCACGCCGCGCCGCCTGGGAGTCGAGGAGGCGTGACGGCCGCACCCGGCCGAACACGATCCTCAAGCACCCGCAGGGGCGCAAGCCTGTGGCAGAGATAGGGGCGGCGGGGTGGCGCTACGAGCGTCGGAGTCCATGCCTCGCCGACGGTGCGCTGGAACAGGTCTGCGACACGCTCGTACTGGCGCGCGCCCCACCCGGCGAAGGGGTTCTCGCCGGCCAGAAGCACGATCTCCTCGTGCCGCCGCCGCACCGAACTCGCATACGCCGCGGCTTTGAGTGCGAGCGGACCGCTCACGTGGTGGAAGTGGCAGAGCCACCGCACCTCGAACGGCTTCGAGTAGTCGTCATGGTGTGCGTGGACGCCTTCTCGGCCGTTGAACTGTCCCGAGCTTCCGCACTGCTCGCACGGCTGCCGGACGAGGACTCCTCGTCTGATTGCGCTCGCGCATAGGCTGCGAACGTAGCGGCGACGCTGATGCTCGTCCTGGTACAGCATCTCCTCGCGCAGCAGCTTCTCGAGGCGGCTCACGTTCATGCCGCGATCTCAGCCGGAGACAGCGCATCGATGAGAGCCGCCTTCAGGCCCTCGGGGGTGCTGATGCGTGCGGCGAACTGCCTACGGCGGGCTGCCTCGGGGTCGGCGTCGGCGACGAGCTCGTCGATGTCGATGTTGAGCGCCTTGGCGATCGCGAGCAGTTCGCCGTAGCGGGGCTGCGCATCGCCGTTCACCCACCTATGGGCGGTGCGCAGCGAAACGTGGCAGGCACGGGCGAGCGCCTCCTGCGAGACGTGACGCTCTTTGAGTGCCTCGCGGAGCCGGTTTGCGAGTGCGTCCATAACGCCATCGTAGGCGCGTTGTAGTGGCGTGTCAATGTGACGCGCCAATAGGGACGGTGCGGGGTACGCCACGCTGGCGTACCGTTGGCTAGGTGGCGAGGCGGACTGACCCAGAGGTGAAGAAGCGGTTCGTCGCGTGGCTCAAGGCGGAACGTGAGAAAGCCGGCTACGCGACATGGCAGGAGCTCGCGGTCAAGCTCGATGTCCAGCTGCGGCTCGTGCAGAAGTGGGCGGGCAAGGGTGGACTGCCTGACACGGAGCACTACCAGGCGCTGCTCGACGTGTTCGGCGAGACGCAGGGGCCGCTCGGTAGGGGGTTCAGGTCCGGCGGCCAGGCCGTCCCGGACGTCGTCGAGCCGGCGCCGCAGGCTGATCGGCTCGAGCAGATCGAGGCGACGCTGGCGCGGATCGAGGCGGCCGTCAGCGAGCTGCGCGACGAGCTGCGCGGAGATCGAGCTCGCGCAGGGCTCGAGCGCGGTGCCGATCACGATGAGGCGGCGGAGCTGGAACCGAAGCGGCGCGCCGGCCGGCCTCGGCCGAGCAGATCACGCCTGCCGCGGCCAGGAACGCCGCCGTGATCAGTGCGTGCTCGCGATCGAGGTGGCCCGTCATGGGGGGCTCCCTGGGGTTGTCCGCGCCTCGGTCGCGGTGGGGACTGCGTTTCTAGCGTACGGGGTGGCTGGTTACGCTGCTATGCCTCAGATGGTGGCTTCGTCGCGGTGCCGCTCGGTGCGGGTATACGGGTTTCCCACAACGAGACGGCTTGCAGCACGGAGTACAGTGGGATCCTGATGAAAACTCCGCCCCGCCTCTTGATCCTGCTCGCCGGCCTCGCCGCTGTGGGCGTGGTGGTGGCGGGATGCGGCGGCTCGAGCACGCCCACGCCGCCGATGACGCCGGCTGCCTATGCGTCGATGCTGAAAGCGCAGCAGCAGTACGAGACGGCGGCGCAGAAGGGTGTCGCGGTGCAACAAGGCTGTCTCGCCGCGACCGTCGACCAGGCGTGCCTAGTGCTGATTCATGCGGCGCAGGTGGCGGATGCGGCGCAGTACCGGGCATGGTCGGCGGTCTACGACGCGACGGTCAGCGCCGCGAATGCGAAGTGCGCCTCGGCGATGGCGCTGTTGTCGACGGAGACGGGCGCGGCGTCGCAGGCGTTCGAGGAGTACGTGATAGCGGTCATCAGCCAGGATGAGCAGGTCGTGGCGCGTGATAAGGCGTTGACGCAGACGCGTGATGTGAAGATGCCGGCTGCGCATGCCGCGTTCACGAAGGCCTGCGCCACCTAGCGGTGCTGGTCGGCGGCGAGCCGCACGGCGCGGATCACGCCGACGAGCTGCTCATCGGCCCGCCGCTGATCGCCCTCGCTCGCGAGGCGGCGTGACTCTTCGAGGTCGCGCGCCCACGCTTCGAGCATCGTGATCGGGATGAGGATGCTCTTCTCGGTGCCGCGTCGCGCCATCCCCGCATCGTACGAAGGCCGCCGTCCGCATGCTCGGCGTCTGCAACGGCTTGCAGACGCCGGAGCCCGGCCGGGGCGCCCCCCACAACGGGCGCCGCCCCCGCCCGGAGCCCCAACGGCAAGG